TACCGTTTATCACTAATATTTTGAGTGGTATTTCACCACCGAAGATGCCCCAACAACTTGAGGAACAGTTACGAATGATGTTTCGAGATATTCAGAAACCATTCGACGATAATTGTCCGACTGAACGAAAAAACTTTTTGAGTTATTCATATGTACTTTTTAAATTCTGCGAACTATTATCCGAAGACGAATACCTCAAATACTTTCCCCTCCTCAAATCCAAAGAGAAACTTCATCAACAGGATGTTATCTGGAAAGCGATTTGCAAAGATCTCCAATGGGAATTTATTCCGACAGTGTAACTTCCGCAATCTGTGGCTGTGACCCTTCGCCCGGTGGAAAGTTGATCAGGTAGGCTGACGTCAAATTAAGTTGTGTTAAATACTTTTTAGCCTGTGCGATCATGATGTCATTAAGACTTTTCACTGTTTTAAGTTCGAGAACCGTAGTCCTACGCACAATAATATCAGCGCGAGCTGTACCCACGACATGATGCTTATAATAAATAGGAACGTGTCGTTCTGATTCGTATGGAATGTTTAGTTCGCGAAGACTTACCTCAAAAGCGTTATGATACACACGTTCGCTATGCCCAGCTCCCAGGGCCATGTGAATATCAGCAACCATCTTATTTATATCCTCACGAAGTGACGATTGAGTACTCGCATTTCTAAGATGTTGATCAAGAAAGTCTTCATAATACTCCTCTTTCAATTGTGTATCTGTGGTCGTCATTTAATACATCACTCATCATGTCTTTATACACTTAAAGATATGATACGAAATTATTATAGAATCCAGTTAGCTCAGTTGGTTAGAGCGCGGTGCTTATACAATGATGTATATAAAATGACTTCATCGTCATGAAAGCAACGCCGATGTCACGGGTTCGAGCCCCGTACTGGATATCCCTTTTTTTATACACCAGTACGCGCATAAAAAAAGGGATTCTTAAAAAGTCGAACATATATATATACATGTCGACCGATATTTATACGATGAATTTGTCAGAAAGTTCCGATGATATGGTTCCTATAGACATGGAAAATAGGTCTAACGCGTTTGTACCGGAAAATAGGTCTAGTGCTTACGCGCCCGAAATCAACGAAGAAAAAAATATACATGATTATAAAGACAACATGGACTCTACTCCCATCACAGACGTTTTAGGTGGTCCCCAAGACGGTGCTTATCTCGAACCCCCTCTCATGGCGGTCGACCCCCGCGCGGTTCAGGTAGCACAGGCTAACGCTATGATGCCCCAGGTTCAGGCTGCTGCTCAAAAGACTGAGAATCCCGCAAAGAAGAACCCCTTCGATCTCACCGATGACCAGTTACATGCATTAATTGTTGTTTTCGCCACGGGTGTCGCCGTGAGTAAACCAATTCAAGAAAAGCTCGCGAATACGGTTCCCAGGTTTTTAAATGCTCAGGGTAATCGTAGTCTCGTAGGCTTGGGCTCCACCGGTGCAGTTGCCGGTATCGTGTTCTATATCGCTCGCAAATACTTTTAAAGTGTCTCATACGGAAGACTAAAATCAATTAATCCTAATCTCGAGATAATTCCGATCATAAGAATCCATGATAAGCATATCGTTAGAAGTGCAGGCCATGCTTTCTTAGCGTCCTTTTTCCCGTAATTCTTGAATATATCCTTGAGATCACCTATCACCTGAGACAGTCCGTACACGATTCCACCTGCAAAGAGAAGGGCTAGAAACACGTATCCAGTTTTTCCACTGACGATGATGGTTTTATTAGCTAACACGTATACTAAAAATGGGAGAATCGTGGTGACGAGAGCGATATTAGCTTCGTACGGCATCCATTCTGCGCGGGTAAGAAACATACCAACCATAACTAACATCCACAGAAGTAGTGATCCACCTATTGTTTGACTCCACCTGGTAGGATCTAGACCTGGGAAGAAATCGGGTTGTCGTAAGCCTGTGTTAGACATTTATATTAACCTAGATTATTTATCAACAATCTGTTTACCACAAAATGGGGTCAAAGTTCCTATATTGTCGTACACCCCTATAGCTATGGCTTCATTCCGAAGTTCTTCATAGTTACCCCAAAAATCGTCACTATGAGAATACTCATCCACCGTACAATGCGCGAGTTCGTGTAATAACACGTGGAACACGTGATTTACTTTACCATCGATACATAAGCCTATCTCCTGACCTTTGTTCGTGTTATATCCTACACCTCTCACGAAAGACCCTTTATAGGCGACGACGGGAATTTCATCGTGTAGCATACGAAACTTCGACTCGTCGGTTTTTTTCAGGTGTTCCCTGAGGGTACGGTATCGCTCTTTCACCTCTTCTAATACAGGTTCTTTCCGAATTGTGTACCATAAAACTATATTAACGATGACGAGTATCGGTAGTATCATCCCTACTATACGTAAATATAAATTTACTGTATAATTCGGATATGGGGTTTCCTTTTAATCCTTCCCAATGCGTCATCAATAGACCCATATTTTCGAGGTGTGTTATGAGCATATCTTTATGCGCCACTGGTTCGGATTTAGGTCCATCTGCGTAGTAAGGTGTATCACATAAATGCACGAACAATTTCTCACCAAAATCACCGTTACTCGTCCCTTTCATACGAAAAAAATTACCCATCTCATCTTTGAACGGTGTTTTAAAAATAATTTTTTCCGAATCCGGGATGATTCCGATCAATCGACCCCCGGGTTTCACCCGTCTTTTGACTTCTCGAAGAGTTGACATGAATAAATCGCGACTTTCAAATATGTAATGTAAAGCAAAATTATAACACACTACATCGTATTTGCGATTTGGACATGCTCGAATGTCTCCATGGTAAAAATTAACTCTCATCTTCATATTCTTAGCCCGTCTTTTAGCTTCTTCCAACGCCTCTGTATTTGGTTCGCACATGTTGATATTGACTTTCATCTTAAACCATTTTTGAAGATCCCCACCGAATCCACATCCGACATCGAGTACACTTATTCCGGGTTCACAGACACTCTCGATGAGCACCCGTTTTTCGTTATTATGTAATCGACGCAACTCCTCCATACTTTGTAAACTGATAAAAACTTTAATTGAGTAACTGACTTAAGTTTACTAGCTTAAAGTTTTCGTGCATTAAATATTCATAATGTCTCTTGAACAGGATTATACAACCGTCCCCGGTCAGCTTTTTGCGTGCCTTAGCATCGTTGGTCCCGAGTGTCCCCAAAAGAATGATAAGTTTGGAATCAAGATTCGAGGCGCTTTCAGTACCCGTGATGAGGCAGCTTCCCATGCGAAGCGTCTTCAAAGGGAGGATTCAACCTTTGATATTTATGTGGTTGATATGTATAAGTGGCTCTTAATTCCCCCCGATCCTGCAGCTATCGAAGATTCACATTATACCAATGAAAAGCTCGAAGAGCTTATGACGGGTTATAAGGAGAACCAGGCCCTGGCTGCGCAGATGTTCAACGAACGTAAGCGTGATATGGTTGAATCGGCCGTGTACGATAAGCCCGGTGATGAGAATTCTAGGTTTTACACCAAGCCAGATGAACCCCCTATCAGCCACCCTGCAGATATTATCGAACGTCTCAAGAGTGAGACACCGGATGCTCCGATGGAAGAGCTCGTGAAGAAAGCTGATGAGATTGTAGCGGGCGAGATAGAGGAACGTAAGAAGAAGCGTGAGGCTGAACTTTCTATTCCCGAAGAGCCCCAACTCGGTGAGATTACCGAGGCGAAGGATGACGGTGAAGAGGTTACTTCTAAGGCGTAAAAAAATAAAAAATTAAAAACATATTGTGATCATATTATTAAAAAAAATATACCTTCTTAATAATACGATGGCAACAGACTATAAAGAGCGCGTCGAAAAAGCTCTCGCAGACCAGGCTGAAAATGATAAGAATGCAGAACCACGTGAGGTCGGATACGTTGGTTTTGGTCACCCCAAAAATTTTAGGATAACGCGTATAAGTGCATTAGATGATGAAATGTCGATGGCTTCTCAAGTAGTTACTGATGGTGTAATTAGACCCGCAATTACTAGAAGATCGGAAAAACTTTTAGAAGACGAAAGCATATCAGTAAAGGACTTCTTACCCGCCTCACCCGGGGCGGAGGATAACTGGTTGCATAGTCTTACCCATGAAGAAACCTAAAATAAAGGCTACAAATATAACTATGTATGCAGCCTTATCCAGAGAATTTAGAAAATCTGGAACTCTCGGGCCATCTGACATGTGTTGAGGTGGATACATAAAAGGCGGTGGAGGGGGTTGCATGTAGAACTGTTGGTCTGTCTGCTCCTGGATGGGTTCGTCCGCCTGTTTATCGTCGATAAGCTGCGGGCTGTACTCTATGGGATTTCCTAATTCCGTTTCCATATGATAATTAATATGTCTATTTTTTTAAGCCTGATATTCCTCAACAGATTCTTCGTCATCATCAATGAATCCTTTTAGATTACCGTTCTCATCTGCTTCACTGTCCGAACCGTCATCCTCGGTATCAGTCTCCGTTTCACAAAGATCTTCTTCTTCACCGGAGTTATAATCCGTGTCGTATTCATCGTCGGAATAATCGTCGTCGCACACATTTTCCGTGGGCTCTAACCGTTTAGGCTGCCTGGAAACCCGCCCGGATCGCGTTGAAATAGGCTTAGCTGGCGTCATGTATAATTAACGTGCAAGTTTCTTTTAAATGACTTTATTACGCTAATGCAGATAGTATATTATCCGTTATGATGTATTCTCTATTCCTGCACGAACAGGTCTGTGTGATCCTATTCTTTGTGATTTTGAACTGCGTATCCGTAGAATTACACTTCGTACACTTTAAATCCGTGTAGACTATACGCTGAAATTTTGATTTTTTCGTTACACTCTTTACAGTCAGGGGTATATTCGTCATATTTTTATTGATGAAGGTTTGTAACATGTTGACGCCTTTTACTGTATCCTCTTTCTTTACTTCGGGACAAACCTGACACGTTAACTGTGGTGTATCGTATAATGATGCTTTGTATCCATCTTTATACAATTCTCTAAAAATTGTGTCTGGTAAACGGTGTTTCCGTCCGTAAAAATCTTTACAAAACCCGAACCGTCTACCTCGCATAGTTTCACACGTACAAAAACATCTTTGTGCGATCGTATGACCCTCGATTCTAAACCATACATGATTCGATGCATGTGATCTCTGCATATTTTCACAGTATTTAGAGTTGGTAGATACGAGGTAATTATTCTTATCTTCGTACACTTTCGTTATTTGCGCCGTTTCCTGACCCTGTAAGTTTTTTTGTACGAACGCTTCAATATCTTGTATGATCTTTTCATCTGAGAAGACATTCTTCGTTTCGCGTAAGGTAAAACCACCTTCCATACGCGTCGAGCCCTGTACAATAATGGGTGTCGTGATTTCTGATCGAAGAGTTGCCATTTGCATAATCTCTAGACTCGGCTTTTGATCATGGATATGAGAGAGCGAAGAATTTTCGTGTGAGTACATGAAGACGGGTCTATATTCGCCTTCGATTATCTTGCCTTTATCACATGACGCACATCCACGCCCTTCGCATGCATCGTGTTTAGCCTTTTTATGAGACCACGGCATACGAAACCCACTCCCCTTTACATTACGTCTCCCACCGCCATACACAGCGGTATCTACTATATCGTCCCACGGTTTTCCGGGAAACAGTAAAGACAAAGACGATGAGATATGTGAATGAAGAGCCATGGCCGATCCGTGATCAACTACGAAATTGGGCCAGTTCATATGAATTCCGTGCTTGATTTTATCTCGTGAAGGTTTAGGTTCAGCTACAGATATGAGTACATCTTTTCCACCATAATGCGTCACTCGGTCACAAATCGTTCGAACATATTCTTCCAACCTTTCGAAGGATAATTGTTCGGTGTCCTTGTAATCCAGATCCACGAAAAAATTAAACGTATCCGTTTTTTGTTCGACGACAAATAACTTTTCACCTTCCGTTATACATTTTACGTACATAACGTAAAAATCATTCAACCTATCAAAAGGAACAGATAGACGACCACCGTCCATGAGCACATGTGATAGATTGGAGCCCTCCTTAAAGGTAAACCCTTGTTTTTGACACCAAGATCTAAACATACTTACTTGATTATATACTTACTTTTTTAATACTCTTCTTCACGCCAGACGGAACTTCTCCAAGAAACATCCCTCAACTCTTCTTTCTCCATATTCAATTCTTTCTTTAAGACCATGAGTTCGTATACCGTCTTATCCTTAACTTCTTCGAGATATTTATCAGCCCTACTTTCACTGTAAGCCTTCCTATCTATGAGTACTTCTTTGATTTGCTGAAGGATGTAGTTCTTCGACTTCATTATTTTATAGAGAAGGTTTTTCTATTAAGAGAAGTCACGCATGCATAAAACTCTGGATTTTCTAACACGTTTGTCACTATTCGTTCCCAACGTCTACGCTGGTTAAATTCTCCTAAAGTGTCAAAACTCATAAAATCATTTTCATCGTATGTACGTTTCATATGTATCTTTTTTGTATGCATTTTGTATTTCTCTTCATTAAAGCGGCGAACGAGTTCGAGTTGTTCCGCTTTAGGATAGTCGACGAAGAATACGAACACCGTGTATTCTAGCTCTACATCGGGCTCCTCTTTAACGTTAAACGAATAACTCGTATACTCGCCATTTTTTAGCGAAACGACTCCTCTCGTCTCTTCTTCTAATTCTCTTAGTGCACATCGTAAAGGGCAGAATATTTCCCGCCGCCTGCATCCACCCGTGACAAAAATCCACTCTTTAAATCTTTTATCTCTCACCGTTAGAAACCGGGGGGTTTCGCCAGCAAACGTAACAGGAATCGCAATAGCTTTATGTTTTTTCATTGCACATTAGCCTCTATAATCACCTGATAAGATTATTGGGGCTGAATCATCTCACTTGAACGCGTAATGCGCTTTTCGGGAACCATAGATGGTTCCTCCTCTATGACCTCGATCTTTTGAGCGGGTGTCTCTGGTGGAGGCATCATACTCGAGGCGGCCGCGGCGTTCATGTACGCCTGCGACTCTTCAACTTCACGCTCGATGAAACTCTTAACCTGATCAATTTCTTCTCTGGATTTCTTGAGTTCCCTGTATAAATAAGCCGTTGCGACAACGCAAATAACGACGGCAGTAATGATCGCCGTATCACGGTCGAGACCGAACAACATGTGTGATTTAAGAATGTGTTTTGTTTTTAAGTAGATACAATGGCGCCCATTTTAGAGCTTTCACCTTCTGGACACGGGTATCCGTGTTGTCCAAATTGGATCTCCTGATAATGTGCATCCTTGCACGGAGCATTATCGACTGGAATATATTTGTTAAGTGTTCCGGATTTAGGATCGTAGGTGATCATAAAAACGAAAATTATGAGAAAAAGGAATACCCACATTTAATATTATACGGGAATTTAGTTGGAATACATTAATCCGCCCATACCTTGCTCTATACGCATGATATTGTAACCGACCGCGTAAATGTCAGACTTGAAGGTACCTTTATCCGTCACGAGACGAGCCGAGTCAACACGGGAAAAGTTCAACTCGCCGGTAGGTTGGAGCTTGGCGGTGTCCAGGCAGAAAGGGTAGAGGAAATGATTGTCAAGATTGCCGTTGAAATCGGCAAACGGTGTGTGATAGTAGAGAGAACCGGAGGTGTAATGCGGGTTCGCGAGCTTGGAATCACCAACATCGGTACCGTTGATCTGAAGCTTCGTCTTAGCTTCGGCGGTACCGACGAAATCCGCGGCATCGGTGCGGTACGAGCAGAGGAACTTGATGGGGTGGTTGAACGAAAGCTCCTGGACAGCGGATTCAGACTTAATAGCCTTCTGCGTTTGAGTGATGAGCATGTTCTGAGGGGTCGACGCGAGAGTGGTACGTTCATCAGTGTCAAGGTAGATGAACTGAGCGTGAACCTCGTACGCATCACTGGCGAGACTAGTACCCCACGTGATTCGAAGCTCCACATCGTGATATTGCAAGGCCACTAAAGGAAGGGCAGACTGTGCGTTCTCACAGAAAGAGAATCGTAAAGGGTAAATCTTGGTAGTACCGGTTCCGTTGTTCAAAGCCTTATGGGACTTAGAGTACGTCTGACCGAGAAGAAGGGGGGCGAGACGCTGAGAAAAGACGGAATCGTGCGTGTCAATAACTTGACCTCCCACTAAGAGCTCAACCTTGGCGATTTCAGACTCCCAGCCCGTGGGATGACGAAGACCGGGTGTGTTGCGGTTGGTGATGTACACGTAACCGAGA